CTGACGTTGCATAGACTACAAAGCGAATCCTTATGCAAAGGGTACTAAAATGGCTTCGACTACATTTTCAGGTCCAGTGACCTCAACCGCTGGTTTTATTGGCGACATCAAAGTTCCAACATACACCGTTGCATCTGCGCCTTCCGCTTCTGATGCTGGGGCTGGTACGCTTGTGTACGTTTCTAACGGCGCAGCAGGCGCAGCTATCTTGGCCTTCTCTGACGGCACTGATTGGAAGCGTTCCGACACAGGTGCCACAATCGCCGCCGCATAAGGAGTTAGGTTATGAGTAGGTTTAAAGCACCCTCCGCCGAAGAACTCGCACGGCGTGGCCTTAACTCTGACGGCTCTCCTATAGGGGCAACAAAAGTTCGCGCTCGAAACAAAAATGGTACGCTTAAAGCAGACGACCCTTCTACGCCTCATGTAAATGAGGCTTGGAAAGCAAAACCTGCAAAGAAAAAGAAGGGCTAACAAATGGCTGGTTCTGATGTAAGAGCAAAACGGTTAACTGCTACTGGTTCTGCGGGTGTTGGTCCTGCGCGTATTCGCCAAGTTCAGGTTAAAACAACCACCGGGTCCCCCCGTCTGACTATTTCAGACGGGAACGGGGGCTCCACTGTTTTAGACATGGACTTAGACGCTTCGGACACTCATTCCGTAAACATTCCGGATGAGGGTATTCGTGTTGCAGATATTTATATAGCCACGTTTACCGCCTGTACGTCGGTGACGATTTTTTACAGCTAAGAGGGTTGTTATGGCAGGGAATGAGGTAAAGTCGGTACACCGACACGACTCCGGGTCCTTTGCCACGGGTCGTGGTCGCTTAATGGGTTTTTTAATTAATCACGCCTCTGGTTCAAGCGGTGACGCAATCATATATGACAACCCCTCGGCAGCTTCAGGAGCCGAAGTTCTTGAAATAGACGAAAAAGCGGCGGGTTTGTTTGGCATGGAGATTCCGGGAGACGGAGTTTTGTTTTACAACGGCTTATACGCGACCTTACCTGCTAACGTTTCTCTGACTTTGTTTCTTCAGAAGTGAGGAATTTATGGCTACTACAAAAGACGTAACTAGAACACCCTCGGGACGAATAAAATACCGTGGGGAGACTTTTCCGGGTTTTAACAAGCCTAAAAGGACTCCAAAGGCGTCTAAAAAGAGTGCCGTTTTGGCTAAAAAAGGCTCTGAAATAAAGCTTGTGAGGTTTGGCGACCAAAACATGTCTATAAAAAAGGACCAGCCCGGTCGTCGTAAGAACTTTAGAGCTCGTCACTCGTGTGACACTGCAAAAGACAAGTTCACTGCGCGATATTGGTCATGTAAGGCTTGGTAACATGGCATATTCTAGGAAATCTAAAAAAGCTTCCTCCAAAAGCAAGGGCAGTAAGATTTGTCCGGAAGGTAAAGCTTGGGCGCAACGAACTTTTGACACTTACCCGTCAGCCTATGCAAATATGGCGGCTTCTAAGTATTGTAAGGACCCTAATTACGCCAAAAAGTCTAAGGGCGGAAAAAGAAAGGGTTCGTAATGGGTAAATTAAAGGATTGGGTCGATGAAGATTGGGTCAGAATTGATAGCCAAGGTAATATCGCAGGCAAGTGCGGGACTTCTAAGAATAAAAAGAACCCTGACAGATGCCTTCCACGAGCTAAGGCAAATAGTCTTAGTAAGTCTGAGCGAGCTTCTACGGCTCGCAAGAAAAAGCGTGAAGGCGCTAAAGGAAAACAAGTTGTTTCGAATACGAAAGCAGCCAAAGTAACTCGTTTGGCCTGTGGTGGAGAAGTGTCTGCAACTAAAGCAAAACGTCCTTTTAACGGTAAATCCAAACCCGGAACGGCTGTGGCAAGAGGTTGCGGCATTATCTTGGCGGATCGTCGTAAGAGAACAAAAGGTTCGGTGACTCAGGGATGAACTTAGGTTTTTACAGTGATCCTACGGAAAAAGCTCTGGTCAATGAGATTATGAGTTGGTCTAAGGTTGCTTTAGAGAAACCCAGTAAGTTTTTTAATGGACTTCCTCCATGCCCGTTTGCAAAGACGGCGTGGTTGGAGGACAAAGTTTCAATTATCTTTAAGAAAGAAGCGTCTTATCAGACGTTGTATTCCTGCATTTCTAGGTATGATGATGCGTTTGATCTGGTAATTATTGTTGACTTAAAAAACACAAAGAACCCGGAGGATTTTCACGAATACTTGGACGATTTAAATCACCGCATTTCTGAAGGCATGTTTATCGACAAGGACATTTGGGTAATGGGGTTTAATCCCGAGGATGAGCCGAGCGATTTTGTAGAAGACGTTACTTTTAATTATGACGTTGACGATGAATATAGCATGATTTTTGTTCAAAGACTTTCTAAGTTACAGGAAGCAGCAAACAGGTTGGACAAAAAGGGATACTATGATAGCTATGACGGTGAGTACAACTCTACAGAAATTTACTTTAACCGAGAAAAACTGTACAGGAGACTAAAAAATGGCGATGAAACCTAAAAAAATGCGTAGTGGCGGCATGGCAAAAAAGATGCGCGGCGGTGGAATGGTTAAGAAACTGCGCGGCGGTGGAATGGTTAAGAAACTTCGTAGCGGTGGAGCCGTTCGTAAATCTAAAAAGTAGGTTAAAATGGCGTTATCTGGAACATCTGACTTCGAACTAGACGTTGCTGAGTATATTGAAGAGGCTTTTGAACGCTGCGGTTTAGAGGTCCGGACGGGGTATGATTTAAGAACTGCAAAACGTTCTTTGAATCTCATGCTTGCTGAATGGGCTAACCGTGGATTAAATCAATGGACTATTAAGCAACGAAGCTTTACATCCACTCAGGGGGATGGAGACGTTCCGGTGAGCTCGGATGTTATAGACATTTTGTCTGTTGTAGTTCGAAGAAGTAATACCGATTACGCTTTAGACAGGGTAAGTCGGGACACGTTTTTGTCTATTCCAAACAAAACAAGTCAGGGCAGGCCTTCTCAGTTTTTCTTGAATCGTCAAACTACGCCTGTTTTGCAGATATGGCCGCGACCTGAAAACAATACGGATGTAGTTATATATGATGCGTTAACTCGTATGAATGATGCGGACGGTCAAACCAACACGCTTGATATGCCCTTTCGTTTTTACCCGTGTTTAGCCGCAGGGTTAGCGTATTATATTTCTATGAAAAGAGCTCCAAACCGTGTACAGCTTTTGAAAGCGGTTTATGAAGAAGAGTTCGAAAGAGCTATGACCGAGGACCGTGACAGGTCGTCTTTTAATGTTGTTCCTCAGTATCAGTACTTTAGGACAAACTAATGAGTAAGTTTGCCTCTGGAAAAAACTCTTTTGCTATCTCTGACCGATCCGGGTTCCGGTATCGGTACAAAGACATGCGTAAAGAGTGGACAGGTGCGCTTGTTGGTAAGGATGAGTTTGAGTCTAAGCAGCCTCAACTAGGTCCTTTTCCTAAAGTTATAGACCCGCAAGCTTTAAAAGATGCGCGTCCGGATACGGGCAACCCTACGAGTGCTTTTTTGGTGGTCACGACTAACGGCATTGTTTATTTGGGTAATGGTAATTGGAGTACGTCGGGAACGGCCGAGATGGCTTCAGAAGTGGCTAAGACTCCAGAGCTACAAGGCTCGGTTGGAAGTATAACGGTGGTGACAACATGAGTTTTACATACGCACAACTAAAGCAGGCTATTCAAGATTATACAGAGTACGAAGAGACGGGATTCGTTAACAATATCCCTTTGTTTATTCGTTTGTCCGAAGAACGTATTCTAAAAAATGTTCAGCTTAGTTTGTTTCGCAAAAACGCAACGGCTTTAACAAGTGCGTCTGGTCAGTACATTAAGGTTCCTAATGACTTTCTTGCTCCGTTTTCTTTGAGCATGACAGGAACAAATGGTGCTAAGTTTTTTGTTGAGTTCAAAGACCCGAGCTTTGTTCAGACGTACACTCCTGATCCCACTACAACGGGACAGCCGCAGTATTATTGTCAGTTTGATGTAGATAACTTTTTGATGGCTCCTACGCCCGATGCGTCTTATACGGCAGAACTGCATTATTTCTATCGGCCTCGTAGCATCACCCTAGACGGTGAAGATAATACAACGTGGCTTAGTGAAAACGCCGAAATGGCTCTTTTGTATGGCGCTCTCATTGAGGCTTATATTTATATGAAGGGTGAACAAGATGTTATGTCTATGTACGCTCAGAGGTTCCAAGAAGCTATTATGGGAATTAAAATGCTGGGAGAGGCGAAAGAAACCACTGACGAATATCGTACAGGAAAAGTTATAAGGGCTAAACAATAATGTTTAAACTAGACTTAAATGTACCTCAGTCTGAATCTTTGGTGCAAGTTAATACAACAGAAAATCGAGGGCTAACGCCCGATGAATTGTCTGAACAATGCGTTGAGAAAATCATTGCAGTGTCAGACTCAGCGCATCCAGCGATCAGGGATCAGGCTCGTGCCTTCTCTAAGCATCTGGAGAAACTGGTGGCCTACTATATGAGGCAAGCTATTCACAGTGACCGTACAACTGTGTATAATGCTCTCAAAGACGCGGGTCATCCTGATATGGCCGAGCTTATAAGGAGACTCTAACATGGCATTTAGCGGCAACTATATGTGTACATCATTCAAGCAAGAATTGATGACAGCTACACACAACTTCACTAACGGAGCTAATACGTTTAAATTGGCTTTGTACGATAACAATGCTTCTTTCGACGCAGCTACGACAGCGTATACTGCGACCAACGAGGTTTCTAACTCGGGTACATACACCGCGGGTGGTGGTACGTTGACAAACGTAACTCCGACAACATCTGGTACAACAGCGTTGACAGACTTTGCGGACATCACGTTTACGTCAGCGACAATCACGGCGCGTGGTGCTTTAATTTACAACGACACGGCAGCGGGTGATCCATCTGTAATCGTTCTGGACTTTGGTTCAGACAAGTCATCTACTTCCGGTGACTTTCAGATTGTTTTCCCAACGGCAGATGCTTCTAACGCTATCATCCGTATTGCATAAACACTAGGTTCGGAGCTCCGCCATGGTAGTATTGGTAAATCGTGCTAAGATGACAACCTCGACTACGGGGACAGGCACAATTACACTGGGTTCAGTCGTAGACGGCTACCAGACCTTTGCCGCGGCGGGAGTGTCTGACGGAGATTCCGTTCGATACGTCATAGAGGACGGCACTTCGAACTGGGAAATCGGAAGCGGAACATACACCGCTTCCGGCACAACACTGTCTCGGACTCCTTCAGAGAGTAGCGGCGGCGGCTCGGCTATTGATTTGTCAGGGGATGCTATTGTTTTCATCTCGGCAATCGCCTCTGACATTCAGCCTATTACCTATGTACCAACCACTTTTACAGCCACGGCGGGGCAAACGGCGTTTACAGTATCTTATACGGCGGGGCTTGTTGAGGTTTTTCTTAACGGGGCAAAACTCTCTGCGGCAGATTTCACGGCAACGAATGGCACTTCTATTGTATTGGCCTCTGGTGCGAACGTGGGAGATACCGTTGATGTAGTAGCTTACGGCACTGTATCTGTAAGCAACACCTACACCCAAGCGCAAGCTGACGCTTTGTTTGTGGACGTAGCTGGCGATACTATGACTGGTGACCTGTCCTTCGGTGACAACGACAAAGCCATATTCGGCGCTGGGTCTGACCTACAGATTTACCATGATGGGTCTAATAGTTTTGTAGTAGACCAAGGAACAGGTGGTTTAGTTCTTCGTGGATCAACATATGTTGCCTTACAAGGTACTAATGGGGAAAATGCTGTAATAGCAAGTGAAAATGGTGCGGTAGACTTGCGCTACGACAATGCAACTAAACTCGCCACCACCTCCACAGGCATCGACGTAACGGGCAACGCTACTTTTGCTGACAACGGTAAAGCCATCTTCGGTGCTGGATCAGACCTTCAGATTTTTCACGATGGGTCTAATTCATACATAAATGAAGTAGGTACAGGCCAATTACTGCTTGCTGGACAAGATGTAAGGATTACCACTCCAAATGCTGGGGAGTTTATGGCTACTTTTGGAGTAGATGGAGCAGTAACACTCTATCACGACAACGCAGCCAAAATAGCCACAACAGCCACAGGAATTTCCGTAACCGGAAACATCACCGTCACAGGCACAGTCGATGGCCGTGACATTGCAACAAATATTCCCGCGTCTCTAGGGGCGGCGGGTCAGGTTTTAAGCGTAAATTCAGGCGCTAATGCTGCGGAATGGGCCGACGCCGCTTCAGGCGGAGCGTCTCGCGGCTTTGTGTACTTTATGAGAGGATAAGAATATGGCAGTAGGTCGTTTAGCACACGTTAGCGTAGCTCCCGGAGGTTACGCCACTGTTTATAACAATAGCAGCGGAACGCCCGCTGTTGTTTCTATAGTAGTTGGTGCGGCACAAGACACAACTTTTAATGTCAGAGTAACGGACGCCAGTTCCTATGATTTTGTAAATTCGACCACGATTGTAACAGAGAGTTATAATACAGACGATATAAGAATTAACTCTACAACGTCATCGGTTATCTCTCGTCAGCAAGTTACTTCAGATACGGACAATTATACCACTGAACCCAAGGGTCTAAACTATTATTTAGAGTCAAATTCTACTCTTTATAAAATAAAGGGTGGTAAAAATAGTACCACTACTTGGAGTACCCCCACCTATGTTGATTTGGGCAACACTAAAAGTTTTGATGTTATTCCATTAGTCGGTACTGATACAATTCGACAGTTTTATTCTGTAAATAAAGAGGCCTACGGCGGAACTTCTCAGTTTGCTAGTGTAGAAGAAGAAAATTATAGAAAATTATCGCGGGCCACTGGTACAGACCCTGACGGTAATACCTGGACCTCATCCAAGTATGCAGCAACAAACGACTTGGATTATTATAACTGCTGTGCGGCTTGGGACCAGTGGTGGCATAAAACTGGTATGGACTTTATGTGTGCAATCAGTGTTAACGACAATAATAACTATATGACAGGCCTTACGGCGGAGGCCAGTTCAATAACCAAAAACAATAGAACTTCAGATTCTAAGTGGGCTGGAGCGTTCGGAACTGGTAGTTTACCGCAACCTACTTTTGCTCGACCTTTTCCTTATATTCGGATGAGTGGGAACGTCTTTGTTTACGATGCTTGCGGCCAAGGGACTGATAATGACAGTATAGGGTATCTTATATTTTCAGTGAACAAAAACGAAAGTGCTTCCAGTATTACAGACGCACTTGTTGAAAACAGCACAACACGCGCTAACGGACTTAGAGGTAACAATACTCAATCCAGCGTAAATTACGATGGGGGCAAAGTCATTTTTTGTGAATACCATCCAGATGATGGTTGCACCTATGTGTTGATTCGTTTCACTAACACAAATCAACAAATGTTTAAAATTCATGCGGACACTTTTTTCGCTTATACAAGTGCTAATTATAGTTCAGTGTCTAGTAGTTGGTGGCAACCAAACATGCTTACTGAAGACTTTGATTATGCCACGCAGGGAATTGAGCGGCTATCTACCTCCGATTGGAGTTTCCCAACTCTTACAAATGCGCCCTTTAACAGCACTAACTCTACCTATAGAGTTCACTATATTGCTCAAAACCGTTGGGCAATGATTGGTTGGAATACGTCTTCCGGTGCGAGGGACATTTTGACATCTACAGACTTGAAAACATGGGTCAGTTACGACACCTCGTTTTCCCCACAAAAGTATAGTGTCAAATCTACAAATAATAATGCAGTAGAGTTGCTGCACGATAACACAAAATTTTTCTTTAACGAGGATAATTTTGTAAATTTAGGAACCGATGGGATTCTAGAAAGTGCAACTAACGCTACTGTTTTAGAAAGAACGGGCTTAATGCTGGACGATGGCGATAAAGTTATTGTACAAAATACAGGTAGCGTAAGTATGTCTGTACAAGTAATGGGTTATGAGGGGCAAGAATAATGAGAACTATAGTAGGCGGTTCAAGTACAAATGACTATCCTAATTTAACGGGTTATGTTCCAAAAATATTCGATGTTGCGGGGACCTATAGTTACGCTGTTCCAGCTAATTGCTCGAAAGTTTATGCAATGGTTTGGGGCGCGGGGGGTTCTGGTGGCTTTAACGCCACTCAGATCGCAACGGGCGGTGGTGGCGGTGGTTTTGCCGCAGGTTATATTAATGTAACTCCTAGTTCTACTGTTCCTATTACAATAGGGGATGGAGGGGCAAGTCCCTCAGCTACAGGCGCAGGAGCTTCTGGAGGCGCTACAACTTTTGGTTCTTTCCTTACGGGCGGAGGAGGTGGTGCCGGGGGGTATCTCGGTAGCTTTGCCGACACTGCTGGCGGTGCCGGAGGAGTGGGAACCATTAACGATCCTTCAAGTGTCTCTTCATCTATAACGGCCTCTGGCGGTCGCGGAGGAAACTGGATACATGACACGGCTATAGGTGGGCGTTGTAATACGGGCGGTGGGAACAGCGGTTCGTTACTTGGCGATGGCGGCAACGGCGGCGATTGTATGTCAGGTGAAGGCAGCGACTTTATGATTTCGGGCGGTGGGGGTTGGGGGCAGGGTCACGCCGCTACTTTAGTAAAAACAGGAACAGGCGGAATGGTTGGTGGCGGCGGCGGACCGTTGAATCCGGGGGGGATCCATCATGGAAATAGCAGCAGTCAATCGAGGGGCCGAGGGCAAGGCATGTTGTTTAAAGGGTCTAACAACATCGACACCACTAATAGCGGCACTGCTGTTCAAATAGGTTATATGTCGTCTAGTAGAACAGACCCTTCGGGTGCGGGAACTTCTTGGTGGAATGTTTTAACTGGCGCGTCTTTCGGCGGAACAGGCCCAATGAACATAAACGGTGTTCCAATAGGACATGGCGGAACAGGCGGGATAAGTGGTGCGGTATCTGGCGGAATGTGCGGCGGTAACGGCGGCTCTACGAGCGCAAATCAGATGTCTTACTGGGGAGGGTATTGGATCGCAGGCGGCGGCAGTAATACAGTGAACAGTAGTATGGGCAACCTTCTTCGAAGTTCGGACGCATTGGCAAGAAAACATCTTTCTTGCGGTAATGCGGCGGGTGCTGGGGGTGCTAATAATGCGTATGGTTTAAATGGTGGACCCGGAATTTGCTTTGTATTTCCAATTATAAAATAATTTCGGAGGCTTTACGATGACCAAAGCAAGAGACTTAGGGGATTTTATCTCAGACGGCACGATAGCCGAGACAGTCACAGCTGACGGTCTAAATCTTGGTGACAACGAGAAAATCCAACTTGGCGCAAGTCAAGATTTGCAGCTTTACCACGATGGTACTCATAGCTACGTTGATGATGCTGCCACAGGTAATCTGCGGTTAAGAGGCGATGGATTAGTTCAAATACTGTCGTACAGTGACAATCAAACTATGGCCTATTTTTTAAAAAACGGGGCAGTAGGTCTTTATCACAACAACGCCGAAAAAATAACCACCACCTCCACCGGAGCCACGGTCACAGGCACGATAGCCGTGAGCGGTGATTTCAACGCGACGAGCGGTACGTTCACGGTACAGGACAACGGCACTGACATCTTGAACGTGACGAGTACGTTGATGTCCCCACAGACGGACGGTGCTATTTCGATTGGTTCGGCAAGCAACGCCTTTAACGACCTTCACCTTGATGGGTCTGTGGACTTTGGCAACTGGACGATTACAGAGTCTGGCGGTTCTCTCTACTTCGCTACAGGCGGCACAAACAAAATGAAACTGGATGCAAGTGGCAACCTCGATGTTGTAGGCAACGTCAATTCCAACGCAACAATCACCTAGTAGGAGTATACGAAGATGGCGATTAAAGTAAGCGGCACAGAGGTTATCAGCGATAGTCGAGGCCTGAACAACATTGCGTCTGTAGATGCGACTACTGTAGCTGCCTTGGGTACGGCTGGTGTTGGTGGTGGTGGTAGCATCGAGCTAACGGCGTCAGGAGCCTTAACTGCGGGTCAGCCCATTATTCTGAATGCTAGCGGTCAGGCAGAAGCGGTTAGTACGGCTATAGGGACTATTGCTTTAGGTACTGTATCCCAGCGCAGCAGTAATGGGCAGGGTAGCCAGTTTGGAGTCATAGGTTTCCAACCTGATAGAGAGGCTTGGCTAAACGTGTACACAAACAGCCAAACAGCTTATCTTATAGGTTCTAGTAACGCACAAAATCCTGATGGAACTCTGGGTGGACTTTCAACTGTAACCTTACAGACGGGTACACATGAAATAGTGGCTATGGCTCTACACCCAACCCACAACGTCTTTGGCGTAACTTCTATAGTCAACGGCAGCAATCTCGGAATTTACAGTGTTTACCTTAACGCAAGTCTATCTCCGCAAGTCCCCAATTATCTTGAAATATCAAATTTAGGCAACTGGACAGCCCAAACTTGTTGTTATGACGCAAGCCTAGGGAAGTTTGTTGTTGTTGCTGCCAGAGGCACTGATATGCACGCTTTTCTTGTTAATATGAGTGCAAGTTCATCCTTTACTCTTGATGCCTCTATAAATCTGAGTAGCACTATTGGGGACGCAAACCTAAGAGCAATAACTATGGCTACGGATGGTAGTGGGCAGTTTTGTGTATTAGGTGCTGACCAAGCTGGAAGCAGTAGTCTTGCGGCTGTAACTTTTTCAATTAGCGGGACAACAATAACTCCAGGTAGTAAGACAACACTATCAACTGCGGTTATGGGAAATGACTACGGTACAAGCTCGATTGTTTACAATCAAAATGAATCTAAGTTTGTTTGTGCTTACTGGTACAGCCCTTCTACTACTGATTATATTTACAGTAAAAGTTTTTCAATAAGTTCTAACAGTATAGGGACACAAGCCACTGCGTTATTAAAAACCTTTCCTAGTTATTCTAATAATGCTTATGTTTCTTTAACCTTTGCCCCGCTTACAGGTGTTACAGCTTTTTATGGGTCCGAGTCTTCAACCAATGTAATTTTCTCTAAGCGATTTACTTCAACAACGGGTACGATAACATTTGCTTCTGAAGTTTCTTTAGCAACCAACAAAACTCATGACGATAATCATATGTTTTCTTGGAGCAATTCTGGCTCGTATTACAGTTCCGCTGTATATTATGCCGGGTCTTTTAAACCCGTTTCAGACGGACAATACGCAGCAAGCACTAAGCAAACAGCCGTAAGTAATTACACAGGTTTTATTGGTTTAACTGAGTCTACCATTTCTTCAGGAGCTTCAGGCAAAGTAACGATTATTGGTGGTTTGAATGAAAGCCAGTCTGGCCTAACACCTGCATCAAAAATTTACGTTAGTACCTCTGGAAGTTTATCTACTACAGAGACACCCGTTTACGCTGGCGTTGCAACAAGTAGCACCAATCTACTGGTGAAAGGATAACCCAATGACAAAAGCAAGAGACTTAGCTAGGAGATAACCCATGTTTTTCGGCTCCGTTGCCATTGCTCAAGTCCCGATAGGCGATGATGCGTCAGTAACTCGCGTGGGGGTTACGGGCCTTGTTGGCACGGGAACCGTGGGCCAAGTAACGCTGGTCACGGATCAGAATCTTAACCAGACAGGTTTGTCTGCAACGGGTTCGGTGGGTACTGCGGCGGCTGGCGGCGGTACAGGTGTTATCGTTATTGCTGGCGGCAGCGTGGGCACAGCGGCGGTCGGAAGCGTTGAAGCAATCATCAACGTACAGCCAGTAATTACAGGTGTTGCAGCTACAGGTGCGGTGGGTGATCTTGAGGTCACTGGCACAGCGGTTGTTCAGTTGACGGGCGTACAAGCTACGGCTTCAACCAACGCAGTTGAGGTGATTATCAACGTACAACCGACTATTGTTGGTGTAGCGGCTAACGGCGAACTCAACGACGTTGAAGTTATCGGTGATGCAAACGTGCCGCAGACTGGACTGTCAGCCACTACAGCGGTGGGCATAGTTTCTCAACGTACCACGGCGGTCATTCCAATTACATTTGATCCGCAGGCACAGGGACAATCTGGGTCTGTAACAGTAACAGGTGGCGCAACCGTGAACCTAGTCGGCGTTGAGGGTAGCGGTCGCGTCGGAACTGTGGTAGTTTGGGGCAGAATTATTCCAGACGAAGACACCATCTGGACAGAAATAGTAGCTGCGTAGGGAACGACATGCCAAGTACATATGCAACGAATAGTGGTATAGAGCTTATCAGAAACGGTGAGCAGTCGGGTACTTGGGGTACAACGACTAATAACAACTTGAACATTGTAGACCGTTTAACAAACGGCGTTGGGACGATTGACTTGTCTGCTTCTGGCGCGGCGCACACGCTTTTGACATCTGATGGATCATTATCTGACGGACAGTACAAAACGCTAGTATTAAGCGGCGCAACACAGGCTTGCACAATTACAATTTCGCCAAGCGACGGTCAGCATATTTACTTTGTGGTTAACGGTTCAGGTCAGAGTTGTACTTTCACGCAGGGTTCTGGCGCGAACGTGACGATTGCTAACGGTACTAATGCGTTTATCTACTCTGACGGTGCGGGTGCGGGTGCGGCGGTAATAAACCTTACGGACGCTCTGGCGATGAGCAATGTCACGATTACTGGCGGCTCCGTCACAGGTATTACAGACTTGGCGGTTGCAGATGGTGGTACGGGTGGTGGTACGTCCTCGGATGCTAGGACGAATCTTGGTGTTGCGATTGGCACAGATGTGTTAGCTTTTGACGCAAACTTACAGGCGTTTGTCACAGCGTTCACTCTACCAACATCGGACGGCAGTTCAGGGCAGGCCGTTACAACAAATGGGTCAGGAACTCTTGGGTTTTCAGACTTCTCGTCAACAGGTAAGGCACTCGCCTTCAGCATGATATTCGGATAGGAGAGCGACATGGCTGCGCCCAACATAGTCAACATCACAAGCATGATTGGCAAGACAGACACTACAAGTCTTACCACCACAAGTGCAACAAACCTTTTAAATAACGCAGCCTCTTCAGGCAAAGTATTGCGTGTCACATTGGTTCGAGCAGTCAACACAGATGGCTCTAATGCGGCGGACATTAGTGTCAGCCTGTATAGTGCAGCCTCTTTGGGGGGCGCAGCAACTGAGTTGATCCAAGCTAAAGAAGTGGCAATCAACACAAACTTGGACGTTATCACAAAAGATACCCCACTTTACTTGGAGGAAGATACTTCGCTTGGTGCAACGGCTTCGGCTGCGAACGACATCAAAATGATTGTAACTTATGAAGAGATTTCGTGATAAATGCCGCTGTCAAAGCTACAATTCAAACCGGGGGTAAACCGCGAAGTAACCGCCTACACCAATGAAGGCGGCTGGTTTGATATTGATTTTGTTAGATTTCAAAAGGGCTTCCCTGCGAAGATTGGGGGGTGGCAAAAAAGTTCTTCAAATTCTTTTTTAGGGTCATGCCGCGCTTTGCACCCGTGGGTTTCTTTAAGTCGAGACCAGTACTTAGGGCTTGGTACAAACTTAAAATACTACATAGACGAAGGTGGTTTCTACAACGATATTACTCCCGTTCGTGCCACTACAAGTGCTGGGGACGTTACTTTTGCAGCGACTAGCGGGTCTTCTGAGGTAACGGTTACAGACGCAAATCACGGTGCAGTAGTAAACGACTTTGTAACATTTACAGATGCGGTTAGTTTAGGTGGAAATGTAACTGCAAACGTATTAAACCAAGAATATTACGTTACAGAAGTTGTAAACACCAATAGTTATAAGATTGTAGTTCGAGAAGAAAACACGCCTATATCAGATATAACTGTAAACGGTCAGTTAACTCCGACTTTGGTAGTGGCTTCCGGTTCAGATTCTGGAAATGGCGGCTCTAGTGTTGTTGGAGCTTATCAAATTAACACGGGTTTAAACCTTGAGATTTCTGGTTCAGGTTGGGGTGCTGGGACTTGGAGTCGTGGTGGTTGGGGGTCTAGTTCCACAGACAGCGTTGTTACAAACACTTTAAGACTTTGGACGCACGACAACTTTGGCGAAGACCTGATTATGAACGTGCGAGATGGCGGCATTTATTACTGGGACCAGACCGGAACGCTTTCTTCTCGCGCCGTAGATATAACCTCGTTGGCTGGTGGTACATCCGTTCCCACAGTAGCAAAGCAAGTTCTTGTTTCAGATCGCGACAGGCACGTTTTGGCTTTTGGCTGTGATACGGAATCCAACCCCGGCGTACAAGACCCGCTTGCCATTAGGTTTTCATCTCAAGAATCCTTGACAGATTGGCAAACAACCGCAGAAAATACTGCTGGCGAACTAAGGCTTGGCTCGGGTTCTGAGATTGTAACCGCCGTTGAAACTCGCCAACAAATTCTTGTTTTTACAGACACAACTCTGTATTCTATGCAGTTTTTAGGACCACCGTTCACATTTGGTGTAAACTCTTTGTCAGAAAATATAACTATTGCTGGACCGAATGCGGCGGTTGCAGTTGACGACAACGTGTTTTGGATGGGGCAATCTGAGTTTTACGTTTACAGCGGTGCTGTCCAACGAATGCCTTGCATGGTACGAGACTTTGTATTTTCTGACTTAAATGACGGCCAAATAGAAAAAGTTAATGCGGCTCTTAACACACAGCATTCGGAGATATGGTGGTTCTACCCTTCTGCAAATAGCGATGAAGTAGACCGCTACGTTGTTTATAATTACTCAGAAAAAGTTTGGTACTACGGCAGCATGGGCCGAACTGCTTGGATTGACCGTGGTATTTTTGACTTCCCGTTTGCTGCAAACACCGACGGTTACTTGTATGAACACGAGATTGGTTTTGATGACGGAACAACTGACCCCGTTTCGGCCATTCCAGCGTATATACAATCGAGTCCAATAGACATTGGAGACGGGGAGCAGTTTATGTTCATCCGCAGAATGATTCCTGACGTGGATTTCAAGAACTCTACGGCAATTCTACCTGAGACCAACATTACTATTGATGTTAAGAACGCTCCAGATGGGACGTATAGCAGCAGCCAGACGGATGTTTTTGTTAAGACGCAGGCCGCTTCGGTGAATGCTAGGACAGAACAGTTGTATTTCCGGCTTCGTGGTAGGCAGATGAGGTTTAAAATTTCTTCTGATGAGTTGGGCGTTGATTGGCGACTAGGTTCTCCTCGCATTGATATTAGACCAGATGGGAGGCGGTAATGTCTCGTCGTCTTTCTCGTCCATACTTTCCAATTCCTCCCTCTCAGTATCAACAAACATATTTTACGGAGGTTATTCGTGCCTTCTCCGTTTTCTTGGAACAGGTGCAAAACCCCGGAGATGTTAGGGCTACAGAGTTAACACTAACCGATTTACAGACAGATGACAGCGGTCTTGAAACAGGGGCATTGTTTCAGCAGGCAGGGTTTGTTAAGATAGCATTAATCAACACGCCTCATGCTCGTGGTTCTACAGGAACAAGCGCAGTGGGCACAGTTACGGTGGTTACAACATGAGTGATGAACATATTATTGTACTTGGTAACGGAACGCAGTGGAAGCCCTCGACAAGCGAGGACTTAATTCATTGCGCATCTTGTGATAATGCGGTCGATACGCCCGAAGAAATTGCCTCTTACCCTGATGGTAATTGTCCCGATTGCGGTAATTCATGGACCGGGTCAGAAGCTACAGGTGTTCGCATCTCCGTTACTGCCCCAGAAGCCATTTCAGGAGAAGCATGATGGCCGCTGCGCAACAGTACGAAACAATTACCATGCCGGATTCTGGTATCGGCAGTTTTATCGCATCAAACATGGACGAGTTTGATGACAACGTTTTGATGTTTGGTCGCGAATCTGGCATTAATTCAATGAAGTCTGTTGCGGATCGAATGGCTGCTCAAGGCAGAAATGGTGACAACTATATAATTCACGCCTCTGAAAAAGAGGTCATGGTTCCTCGTGAGGTTGCAGAAAACAACCCAGAGCTTATGGAGCGGGTTAATCAAGCTATATCCGCCGAGGGAGCCGACCCCGCAGCATATGTTGTTGGTTCGGAGTTAAACTCCATTAACCCTTACACTGGTCAGCGAGAGTTTTTCTTAAAGAAGCTCGTTAGAAAAGTTAAGAACGTACTCAAAAAAGCGGCCAAGATTATTTTGCCCGTTGCTATAAATTATTTCCTACCGGGCCTTGGCACGATTGCATCCGCCACTATTGGCGCAGGCATAGGCGGCCTTGTTCAAGGCGAGAGCTTTGGGGATGCTTTAAAAAGCGCGGCTTTAGGCGGGATAACCGCGGGCGTCGCATCTGGGCTTGCTAGTAAGGGCACCTTTATGGAGGGCGTAAAAAGCGGTCTTCCCGCAAGTTATAGACCCGGGAGCGGCTTGATGGGCGCTCTGCCTAACTCTGGCGATTTTGCTTTACGCGGACCCGAAGCTCCGGGCTTCTTTGAACCCTTTAAAACCGGGTATCAAGGGCAGCCTGCGACGGCAGGGCAAAGTCAAAGCGCCTTAACAATACAAGATTTAAACCCGGCTCAATTGGAACATGCAACCAATCTTAAAGCTTTGAACCCTGATTTAACGGGCAATGCGTTAGCGGAAGCTGCGGTAAAGGCCGTTCCGGCAGCTGCAAAATCAAGCGCCCTCGGCACGGCCGTTAAGTACGGGCTTCCGACCCTTCTTGCCGCTGGGGCAAGCGGCGCGTTTGATCCAATTCCCGGCGAAGAAATAGATTTGTCCGGTTATGGTATAGACGTAACCGACACCTCCGAGACTCGACTTGCTGAAGACCCCGGAAGCTATAGCGTTGGAGTTCCAACTCGGAGGCCCGAATACATCTCACCGTCTAACGCAATTTACTCTGGTCAACCTTTGACCACGGCCTCTTATCTTCCAAGTCAAGGCTCATATAACCCTATCGTTCCATCTAGCACCTACGCAGCCTTAACCGATCAAAACGCGGGAACAATGGTTCCAAGTGGTGGCGGCTCTTCAACTTATGTTCCGCCCGCACCCGTAAATATTCCCGGATACGACCCAACCGTAACTGGTATGCGCCCCGCACCGTTGTACGGCGTAGATCAATTTGGCAACCCGGTATATTCTCCTTACGGTGATCCGATAATGCCTGCGCAGTATGCCTCTGCGGCTCCGATCACTCCCGTAAACGCTGCAAGGGGTGGCGCGATGGACTTTCCGCGGCGCACGGGCCAGATAGAAGGCCCCGGAACCGAGACATCCGACGACATTCCAGCTATGCTTTCTGACGGAGAGTTTGTTATGACAGCACAGGCTGTTCGGAATGCGGGCCAAGGCAACCGTCAAAAAGGTTTCCAGAAAATGTACGATATAATGAGGGCGTATGAAGGAGGGGCGGTAGCATAATGGCTGAAGAAGTTGTCCAGATAAGCAGACAGGACCCTGCTATTGAAGCCTACCGTTTAGGGCTTTTAGGTGATGTTCAAACATACATCAAAGATCAGATTGCGGCAGGAATGCCCGCGGAAACCGCCTATAAAGTTGCGGGCCTAACCGCTCCGGAGACATCGGCTGTTCAAGCGGCGGGTTCTGGCATTGGCGCTTACCAGCCCTTTTTGCAAGCGGGCGAAGCAGCTATTCAGGGCGGTCAGAACATTCTGACAGGCTCTGCAATGCCTTCCTTACGTCAAGCTGAAACAACCACGGGTGCTTCTCAAGGCATTATTAACCAAGCGGCGCAGCTTGCGGGTGCGCAACGTGCGGTTCCTTACACTTATCAACAGGCTGCGGCACAGACGGCTGCGGGTATTGGCGGATTTAATCCTTTTGAAGAGCAGGTTGTTCAGCGGTCGCTTGATGACATTGCTCGCCAACGTGACCTAGCTCAACAGGGTGTTCGCGCACAGGCTGTTGGCTCTGGGGCTTTTGGTGGTTCTAGACAAGCGGTTGCAGAACAAGAGATTGGCCGAAATGCTCTGGATCAAATGGGTCGAACCTCTGGTCAGCTACGTCAGGCAGGTTTTGATGCGTCTATGGCGCGTCGCTTGCAGGAAGCTCAGTTATACGGAAACCTTGGGGTTCAATATGGTCAGCTAGGTCAGCAAGATGTTTCACAGCTTGGAGATTTGGCTAAGACACAAATGCAGCTTGGACAAGGGCTTGGCTCGTTGTCCGCGCAATACGGTCAGTTCGGGTCTGCCTTGGGTCAACTGGGTGTTCAACAGGCAGGCATTGGCGAGATTGGTCAGAACATTCGTGGGTCTCAAATTCAAAACGCTCTTACCGCTGGCGGACTACAGCGCGGCATCGATCAGTCGGCGCTTGACGCAACTCGCCTTACAAATGTTCAGGCGCAACAGTATCCGTATCAACAGTATGGGTTCTTGTCAGATATTTATGCGGGCATACCGACTTCACAATCTACAATTACAGCATCTTCTGCACCTCAAGTCTCGCCGTTCCAGACGGCTCTGGGCTTGGGCATCTCAGGACTTAGCGCCGCGGCGGGCGCATCAAAAGCGGGGTTATTCTAATGAACAAAGGCTTCAAATACATGGGTGGCGGCGCGGTCATGGATCGGCCTTTGTTCCGTCAGGCAGGAGGGCCCGCGGCCCGCAGTCCTGAAGAGATGGCGGCTATGGGTCAGCAATACTTGATGCAGCCTCCGGCGGCTGCGCCTCAAGGCGAAGCGGATGCTATGGCAATGCTTCAGCAAGGCGAAGCGGCTGGAATGGCCCAAGGTCAACAGATGGGTGAGATGTACGGCGAGGCCACCATGGCAAACTTGGACGCCGCGGATGATCCGAAAAGCTTAATTGACGCAATTCGGGGAAACGCCGCTCCCCTTGAAGCGCGGTACACGGAACTTGCGGGTTTAGTTGGGGAGCAAGACGCCCAGCAAACTCCTGAAAGTGTGCTAGCTTTGGTTCAACCCACCATAATGATGACCGAGGAAGGCGCTGTAGACAGCGGTATCGGGGAGCTTATGAAGGGCTTGATGGGCGAAGTAGAGATGTCGGAAGGCAGCGGCATGTCCCAAGGGGTTGGCGAACTCATGGCGATGGGGGCGGGAAACACACCACCCGTAAATTTTAGAGATGGCGGACCTGTAGAGGTCCGTAGGTTTGGCAACGGCGGCTCTGCCGAAGTGGGGGATGTAAGTCCTTATTTTGAAAGTGCTATGCAAGCGCGTAGCAACATTTTAGGCACCCCGGAAGCTCGCGCAGCTTCTTTGCAAGAAGATCGGGAGATGGCGCAAGCGCAGATGTTATTTGACATTGCGGGCACGGCTTTGAATTTTGCAGGCAACACGCAGGGCCGCTCTATTGGGGAACGCTTGGCTAACGCGGCGGCTCAAACACAGATAACCGACAAGATCGGAGCGCGGGCCGCGGGCATGTTGCAAGCTAAAAAAGATCAAACCACGCAAGATCAACAATTAGCACTTTCCGCGTTAGAGTCGGCAGAAAGACGTATGGAAAATGACCGGGAAAGAGAGGGTAAGATAGGTTTGGCTAATGTAAACGCAGCCAATCAAATGACGCAACTTTTAACACAACAGAGCTTTGCGAAAGTCGAGGGTAAATCGGACAGAGCCCTTCGTCTAGAAATTGCAAACAACAACATTGCCGCGGCAGCCGCTCTTCAAAGTTCTAGCGCAGAGGCTTCTTTAGCTGAAATCGCGGCCCGTGGAGAAGTACAAAAGGCTCTTCAAGATAGCCAAAACCAATTTACTAAACTTTTGCAAGACGATAAATTTGACTTTACGCGGCAGCAAGACAGTACGGGACGGGCTCATGCCGTGTTCTTACAGGACAGGGCTGCGGAAAACGCGCGAAAATTGGAAGCCTTACGGTTTGACAACTCCGTAGAGTCTTTGGCCTTACAAGATCAATATCGAAAAGAAAACGTTCGAATTGAGGCTGAAATAGGTCTGGACAACCGCCTTGCAGAAATGGGTGCAGCCAACGCCTATGACATTGCTAAAGCGGCTAAAGGTCAAGAGTATGCTATGGCCCTGCAATCTTCCGCAAACGGATTTGCTACAGTGCGTCAGGAAGATCAACAAGCTCACGAACTCGCTAAACAAGCTCTTGCTAATGCGGCGGCAGAGAAATCGCAGCTTACTGCAATTGGGGCGCAACGTGCGCTTCAAACGCTTTCACAAAACTTCCAAGGAACCGAGGCTGAAAAAGCTCGTGCCTTTGAAAAAGCGTATAAGATGATAGATAACGCCTTTAAAATAGAACAACTATCTATCAGTCAGGGTCAATTAGAGCTTGGACAAGCTCAATTAGCGGTTGATGCTGCTTACAAACAGGGCCAATTGGCTGTGGATCAAGCTGAAGCAAATGCGGTTAAAATCGGAAGCGACTCTCTAACCAATCAGATTCAATACATTACAAATGAAGAACGGTTAGACTCCTACGCCAATGGAAGTATGGATAATCCGGCAGAGTTTGAAACGGCTGTTTTGAATTATCTTGCTTCGGCTCCAGTATTTAACTCCTCCCTTGGTGTAAACGAGCCGATTGCTACGGAATTGCCTGCAAGCGTCTTGAACAAGATTAGAAAAGGTAACCCGGACTTTTACAAAAAGATAGTTCCAGTAGCGCCGCCGAGAGAAAGTAATTATTTTAATCCAGAAGCGGAGACTTCGGACGGTAATGTGCTGTTTTTGAGAGATGCTAAAAAAGAAATCTTAAATCCAAATGGCTCGGTAGCGTTCGATTCCCCTGTTTGGGCCAACGCCACTACGGACATCTACAACCCAGAAATAGACTATACTCAAGCCATCGGTTTTAGTAGAGCCGTGCCCGGATTTCAAAAAGGGGTAGCTGAAGGTTTTGCCGAGATTAGAGGGGGTCTTCCCGGCAGAACTTCGGCAGAAGCTAAAAATTTAACGGAAGCCGCTGCGACCTTAGATAATTTTGCAACGTCCTTGTTACAGTTTAAAACAGATGTGAGTGACGACAGGGTTCTAAAGTTTGTTCAAGAAAAAATTGAAGAAACTGTTAAGGACATCCGGTCAGGCGGATTTTTTCTTAAAACAGACGCCGATGCTCGTGCAACATTAAAAGCTCTTAAAGATGATTTTGCACAATCTCTTAGGGCAAGTGCCATGCTTTTACCGGAGTATGGAGGTAGTGCGCCTATGACGGCCACTCAAACTCTTAACGAAACAAAGAGAATGAACAAACTCAAGCTTATATTAAATGAGATAATGAAGTTTGAAGAAGGTTTTGCTGATCCTCCGAAGATTACAGGAGTTGGTAATAACTCCATTCCGGTTACACAAGGGTCGGTAGCCGCGACTCAAGATTTCCTTAAAAACTTGGTTAATGGAGAAGGTGCGAACAATGGCGGAAATTGATCTTGAAGTAGGCCAATCCCCTTCCTCCCAAGTTGGCGGCGTTGTTTTTGAATTTACAAAAGACACGTTCAAAGAGGCTATTGACACCTATGGCCCGGAAAATCTGGCGCAAACTTTGTCTATTAGAGCGGGGAACAGTGTTCCGTCTGATCTTTCGTTCACTTTAGACTCTTTAAGAACAGGGGATGCTAAAATAGCTCCTATTTTAGATATGTTACCTGTAACTAAAGATATGAGCTTAGAAGAACGTAAAGAATATTTTAGCAACCCGGAAGCTGCATTGGCGCTCTTTTCTAATATGGAAGACTTTGGGATGTACGAGGCAAACGTCACCTCGTATCCCGGTTTAGAGGCTATCACGGACTCTTTTGCTCGAATGATACCGTCTGGTCTTTTGGCGTCTGAAGGACTTAAAAAGGGGGCACAAGTTACCTCTAGGGCGTTAAAAAACGTAAAACCTAGAAGTCCCAAAGGATTAATGCTCAAAGCAGGGGGTTACGGTTTGGGCGCACTTACTGGTGCGGGTATAGGTTACGAAGTTGGTCAAGAGATATCCGACTATGCGTTTGGAGACCCGTTGCCTATCGCGCCTTCTCTAATGGCTTATAATAATTTTGGAGAAACAGCGGCTCTTTCGTTAAATCCTTCAGCTTTATCTTTATCTTTTCGTGCGACAAAAGACCCAAACTGGCTTGGTGCAAACGATTTTTTAAAGAATTATCGGCAAGTTACAAAAGGCCGTTGGCCCGGTTTAAACAACGCAGAGAAAATAACAGAAGCGGCTTCAGGCTTAGACCCTAAAGTATTTCAACAAGCTTTAAACTCTAGCCAAGGAAGACCGTTTGCGTTTGGAAAACTTGGTTTTGACCCTTCTTTAGGTCCTAAAAGTGCTAGGTTTTTGGGAGCCGTGGAAACGGGCATTGGAGGTATGCGAGATCGGGCTAATAAAAGCAGGTCTACGACCCTTATTTTTGACGCACTTGCCGGAA